CTGGTACCGCACACACCGAGACTGCTGTCAACGGTACAGCTCTCCTGCGAGTATGATCCGAGCGCGAAGGCTCCTGTCTGGGAGAACTTCAAGAGAGATTACTGCAAAGACGAGGACGGGATCGTTGACGAGGAGATGCTGAGGCTCGACCGCATGAAGGCCGGCATCATCCTGTCCAGCATCTACGGGTACAGACTCAAAGGCGCCTTCGTGCAGTATTCCGTCGAAGGTAATACAGGAAAGTCTGTTGACTGTGACATACTGACATTCTTACTCGGACAGGACAATACAGCGAACGTATCGTTCCAGGACATGAGCAATGACAGATGGGCAACAGGCCGTTGCTGGGGAAAGCGTCTCGTTGTTGTAGGTGATCAGGGAAAAGAGTCAATCAAAGACTCATCGACCTTCAAACAGCTGACGGGCGGAGACTCGATCAGTGCGGAACTAAAGGGACTGCAGCACTTTATGTATAAGTTCAGAGGCGTGATCCTTGTCTCTTGCAATCATCTTCCTGTGTTCGAGGATGACAAGGGCGATCACATGAGCGAGAGACTGAACTTCATCCACAGCCGTAACGTTATCGAGGAGAAAGACAGAGACATCTATCTCCGGGACAAGCTCGAGAACGAGGCGAGCGGGATCCTCAACTGGGCGCTGGACGGATTAAAGGACTTCATCAAGAATAAGAACAAACTCTGCTCCTGTAAAAGCTCCGACGATCTTATGGCTGAGTACAGATGCAGATACGACACGTTCTACTCATTCATTTATGACTGCTGTGATGTAACGAAGGACAAGGCATCATACATTAAAAAGACGGATCTGGAGGCGGAGTACGAACGGTACTGCAACGCGAACGAACTCACTCCGATATACAAGAAGAACATCAAGGACCGCGCAGCTTCACACGGCATCCCATTGAAGACATTGCACGGCGTTCCAGTATACAGAGGCATTCGGTTCAAGCTACCGGAGCAACAGGAAGCATTCGAGGAAACGGGCTTTACACCAGTACAGGAAGCGATACCGTTCTAAGACAAATTGAGTCGGCACTGAGCCGGCTCTTTTTTATTTACAATAATATTTTATCCGTTACACAAAGCCATACTTTGCAGAAAAAGGGTGAGTTTTTCGGCAAAAAAGTCACCCCGAAAAACGTTGAAATTTCAACGGTTTCAGCCAAAAGGGTGAAAAAGGTGATACTTTTTAAATTGAAAAAAAATTTTTTGTAAGTATTTTATATAATGGATTTCAAAAACACTCACCTTTCTCACCCTGGCAAAGGATGGAAACCCGCAACGTCAGTGATTGCAACGGGTACAGCGTTTTAAAAAAGGGTGAAAAAATGTCACCCAACTATCACCCTGCAAAGCGGGGAGTGTAGTGGAGTTCATGATCGTATATAATGATAGTGTCAGAAGTTCGATAAGAGCTGAAGACATATTGAGTCACTCTTAGCGGACTCTAGCAGGTCCGCATTATGATCAGAACAGAATCATTCCGGTGCAACTCCGGGGCTGGTCGCAGCACCTTTTGGGTTTTCATTTTTTATACTCCTTTCATGCAATAATCAGGGTTAATCACATCAGGCCGGACATGTTCCGGTCTTTTGTGTTGGTGAAGATCATGGGGCAGAGCCGAATTAATCCAAGACATAAGAACGGGAACCTCCGAAGAAAACACCGGGGGAGGTTAAAAGCAATGGGGTGCCCCTGTGGAATATGCCAGGGGAGATTAGGACCTATCCACTACGACGAGCCATCGGACGCTCAACATCCTTTGAGTTTCGTCATCGATGAAATTCGTCCTGTCAGTCGCTGGAAAGAATTTGGATATGATTCGCCTGAGGCTGCAGCACAAGATTGGAACAACCTACAGGCAGCGCACTGGATCTGCAACCAAATGAAGTCTAATAAGGTTCAGTTTGATGGGCCTCAGAACGCCATGAAAAACGTGAACATAAAAGATGGTGACTGGTGACCCAGGGGAGGGGTCCCTCCTACCGAGGCCAGGCCACCCTCGCCGCCCAGCGCCGAACACGCCGGAAGCATTTTTCCACATTTGAATATTCTGGCTCGGATAGTGATTGCAACACGACACGGGAGATGCCTACTCCCTTCCGGGCCTTTTTTATTAGGCGGATTACGAAAGGCGGTAATCATGGAAACCTTAATAGAATACAGCAAAACGGAGGCGAAACGATGGGCTTATTAGAAGCTGCACAGAGCGGAGACAAACGCGCCACGCTGATCGCCTTACGCGACAAGCTGGCGGAAACAATTGAAAACTGCGAAAGTGGCAGAGATATGGCTGCCAACTCAAAGAGGTTAATGGAAGTCATGGCTGAGCTGGAGTCTCTTCCGGATCCAGCCGAAGTTAAAATATCAAAACACGACCGTCTGAAGGAAAAGCGTGAAAAGAGGTAATCAGCGACCGACTTTTGCCCGAGTCGGTCAGTATGCGTATTCCTTGAGCGAGGATGTTGCTGAAATGTTTGCAGAGGACGGTGGAGCGACATTTTATCCGTCTCAGTTATACGAGCTTGAGCTAATGCTTGCGAGAGATGAAGACGGATCACCGGCAGCATCAACCATAGGGATATCGAAACCGCGTCAGAATGGCAAGAGTTATGCGGCGAGATTCTATGCGGTATATATGGCGGTATTCGAGCATCGTGATGTGTTGTATTCAGCGCATCACAGTTCAACAACAAAGAAGATGTTCATGGCATTGTGCGATTTGTTCGAGAGCCCGGAAAGGTTCCCTGACTTTGCGAATGATGTCAAAAGTGTCAGCCATGCTCGTGGATATGAGGGCTTTTACTTCAAGGACTGGAAGGACGAAGACGGGAACATCCACAAAGGCGGGTGCATCGAGTTTGCGACACGGACAAACAGCGGAGCCAGAGGCGGCACGTTCTCCGTCATTGTCATAGATGAAGCACAGGAGCTAACGGCAGACCAGCAAGAAGGTATGCTGCCAACAGTATCTGCCTCATCTGATGCACAAGATGCAGAATTGATGCCTCAACAGATATATATAGGAACACCTCCAAGCCCAACGTGTAACGGAACGGTATTCAGACAGATGCACGATGCCGCGCACGGAGCTACAGATCCGGCAATATGGTGGCTTGAGTGGAGCATTGATACTGATGACATAGTTGGCACAATTTCAAGCAAAGAAAAGGCACTTGAATTTGCATATCAAACTAATCCGGCAATGGGTTACAGAATCGCAGAGAAAACTGTCGAGAACGAATTTGACACAATGCGACTTGACGGCTTTGCCCGTGAGCGGTTGGGATGGTGGACTCCGGTGACAAAGCACGAAATGGACTATGCAATAGATCGGGATGCTTGGGAGGCTTGCAAGTCGACCGAGCTGAAGCCAGAGGGCAAAACGGCTTATGGTGTAAAGTTCTCCGCTGACGGGTCGATGGTCGCTCTCTGTGGCGCAGTCATTCCAACCAATGGCCCTGCGAGGATCTCACTCATAGAGCTGAGACCGACCGGGCACGGGATTGGCTGGTTAGCTGATTGGTTAAACGAGAGGTACAAGAAGGCCAGCTGTGTGGTTATAGATGGTCGGAACGGCGTGGATGTTCTCGTTGAACGCATCGCAGACACCTGGAAGATGAAGGGCTCAATCATAAGACCTTCAACAAAGGACATGATTGCAGCAACGGGAACCCTGACGAACGCTTTGAGCGAAAAAACAGTCACTTGGTTCCATCAGCAGGAAGCACTGAATGATAGTGCGACAACATCGGTAAAAAGGCCACTCGGTGGAGGCTGGTGCTTCGGTGGGGATAATTCAATTCCTATCGAGGCAGCATCACTTGCACTGTGGGGCGCTCAAAATAGTAAGCGAAATCCAAATAGAGAAATGAGGATTGGGTAAATGAACATATTAATTGCACCGGAAAAAGTGTCAGGGCTCCCGGTAAGGGAACAGGCTATGCTCAATAGCCTCCTGACAGTTTACCAGAACAATTTAATCAAGAATGCTACTAAGGAACGCTATTACGAAGGCAAGATCTCACTTAATGAGGTCAATCTTGGTATTGCGCTGCCTCAGGGTATGAGAGGCCTTGAGATCGGATGCTCATGGGGCGCGAAGACAGTTGACGTTCTAGCTGGTCGGTCCATGTTTGATGGATTTGTTGGTGATAACGGCGAAGAGGTTGCCGAGCTTGCTGAAATCGCAAGAAATAACAATCTTATCGCAGAGTATCCGAAGGCATGCAGAGACGAGCTTAAGATTGGATGTTCATTTGCGACTCTATCGGCTGATGATAAAATCCGCTGCCGTATCAGATTTCATTCTGCAAACTCTGCTGCAGCAGTATGGGACGGAGTAAAGGGCCGAATCGCTTACGGATTTGCTGTAACCGATACAGCACCGGACAATGTCAATAACGTATGGACCCCGTCGGTGATTAATCTTTATACCGGCGAAGCTATTTGGGTGTTGAGACGTGACGGGCAGCTGTGGTCGGCGGAAGAGCACCGGCACAAGATGGGTAGGCCGCTTATGGAGCCTCTGATCTACAACCCTACCAGCTCGAAACCATTCGGACAGTCGCGAATCAAAGAGCCAATCCGCAGACTTATCCAGGGTTATGTCAGAACGATTGCCAACGCAACTATCGGACTTGAGTTTTCAACCGCTCCGCAGAAGTATCTGCTTGGCATTACTGATGAACAGTACGATGCTGTCGTTAATCAGAAGTTCAAACAGTACGTTGGCAATATAATCGCATCGACAGTAAACCCTGAGACCGGAGAAAAGCCAACATTTGGGCAACTCCCACAGGGGAACATCTCTCCGCATGTGGGAATGCTCAAGATCCTCGCTACGCAGTTTAGTGCTGCGACAGGTCTGACTGTAACAGATACCGGAGTGGTCAACGATGCGAATCCGACCAGCTCGGATGCTATCCTCGCACAGTCTCAGACACTTGTGAGCATGGCTGAGCAGCTGAATGAACGGAACGCAGACTCGCTCAGAACGATTGCCTTAATGGCTTTAGCCATTGCGAATAATATCACGCTGGATCAGCTCACAGAGACACAGCAGAATATTGTTGCACACTTCAAGAATCCTGCAATGCCATCGGTTGCAGCAACAGCAGATGCAGCCGTTAAGATTGCCGGAGCGCGTCCAGAGTTTGCTGGAACTGATACGTTCCTCGAAATGATCGGATTTGACCAGGCAGATATCAGACGCATAAAGGCACAGGAACAGAGAGCGCGTGGCCTTCAGGTCCTTGAGGAGATGAGTGAGTAATGGCAAGGATAACCGCAAAGTCTTGGGATAAATATATCGGCGTCCTCAGGCGATTGAGTGACCGGGCAACAACAGAAATGCTTGCCACAGTGGACGCATTGAGTGCTCAGTACAATGACGGTCTGATCGGCTTAGTGGAATATGAAAACGCGCTGATTGAGTATGCTTATGCACTGGCGACCAAATACGGTGAAG